ATAAAACAACCTTAGACATCTATGTACATAAGAATTATAATGATATGAAAAAAGCAATTAATCAAATATAGAAATTAAAGAAATCCTAAGTAACCAAAGAAGTTATTAGGATTTTTTATTATTAAAACCAAATTTAGTAGCAACAAATTAGCAACAAAAAAACATCATACCAACAAAAAAGCCCTCAACTTTTTTCAAGTTCGGGCTTTTTTGTAGAAATTAAACTATTTTTAAAATATGATTTCTAAAGAGTGCTAAATACCATTAATTCAAAATTTAAGTGTAGAATAAATTGACTTAGATTAATTTTGGTGGTATCAAAATGGAAACAAAGTAAAATTAAAATAACAAATGTTATATAACAAAATAGAATATAAATATAACTAGGAAAGTCAGTAAAATAGTATATTGTAAAAAATTGTGGTACATGTTATGGTGTATATCTAAAATTGTTTTTGTTTCTTTTTAAAAGTTTTAAATAACAGATCTTGAAAATATTTTTAGTTTATGATATGATTAAATTATATTATCATATTGGAATTTAAAATTAATAATGGTTTATTTTAAATATCTTTATATGTTTTTCCAAATTGGAATTTAAAGTCCGATTAGTTTGATGTTATATTCGCCACAAAATAAAGTATTACTATATTAGAAAAAAGCAGGATTAATTTCCTGCTTTTAATTTTTCTTCTATTTTTATTAATAAAGCTTCTAATTCTTCTTTTGTTGCAAACTCTTCTATGAAGCGTTTAGCACCATTTTTTGAATTAGTTCTTGCTCTTGCTAATTTCCCCTTTTCTGTTTTTTCATATGTGTCCTGAGCTTTTTTTCTTTGCTCAGGATTACTAAATCCATTTCTTGCCATTTTTTCTCCTTTTTGATATAATGAAAGAAGGGTAACTCCTAAAATTTTTAGGAATTATCTTTCTTTCTATTTGAGCCAGCTAAAACTGGCTCTTTTTTAATATTTAGGTGGAACTATTACTAGTTTAAAAGTTTCATCTTCTTCACGAATTATCTCTGCTATTTCTTTTAAATATTTTTTATTATTTGTATCTAATTCCCATCCTAAATCAATTGCAATTTCTTTAAAATTTTCAGGCATATTTTCAGAAGAAATGTCATCTAAAAATTTTAGGATTTCAATATCTCTTATATATAAAGTATTATCATTTTTATTATAGTCATATAAATCTTTTAAAATAGTTTGGTAACAATCTTCTACTATATCTTTAAATCCATGGAAAATATTGAAATTTTCTGTTTCTTTCATTATTTCATATATTTTTATTAAGTATTTTATACATATATCACTTATGTGGTACCAAGGTTCAGTTTTTTCATTTCTAGTTTTTTCTTCATTTAATAATCTTTCTTTCAATAATTTCATTTCAAAGTTAAAACTTCTTATATATCTAAAAACTTCATTATCAAAAATTTCACTGTCATCTATAAAGTCCCAATCAAAATCTTTCACTGGATGTTTTTTATAAACACTTTCTTTTCTATCCTTATATCTTATAAATCTCGCCACATCACATATAAAATCGTTTACTAATTTAATTTCTAAATTTTCCATTTTATCCTCCTAATTTTTAATTTGTGGAGCTGGAGTATTTCATCCAGCTCTACATTTTTATTTTTTAAAATCTTACAAAAACTGCATTATCATCTATTTCAACTGTCCCATCATCATTAATTGTATACCCGCTTTCAAAAGCTAATGCTGACCATTTATACCATAACTTCCCATCTTCTAGTATGAATTGATTAGTATCATTTCCTTTTAACATTTTTTCTTGTAGTTCTTTTGGAATTTCTCCCCAAGTAGCTTTATTGTCTATTAAAGTTTGAAATGCTACATCTGTATCATATTTAGATCTTTTAGCTTCTCCATAAATTTCTTCAACCTTTGCCACTACTTCATTTTCAAGTTCTTCATTGAAAGCCCAGTATTTTCCATCCCATTTAGCTTGTTTACTTCTTGCAAATTCTACGAATTCTTTATTGTATTTTGTTTCTGTAAAAACCTTTCCATCTCTTTTAAATACTCTTGTTGCCATTTTGATTCCTCCTTAAATTTTTTAGTTTTATTTATCTTTCTTTCTATGTGTATATAATATCATATGTAATTACAGATGTCAAGCTTTTTTTTTAATATTTTTTTAATTTTTTTAGTTATCGATAAAATCATACTTTCAAGCAATAAAAAAAGGGGTAGTATAAAAACTACCCCATTACTTTATGAACTTTTTAATCTCCTCGACATCTTTTTTTAATTCAGATTGTTCTTTCTGAATAGCTTCCAATAAATCAGCCATTCTTTGCATAGTATTTTTATACATTTCAAAAGTACTCTTATCTTTCCAAAGAAAGTACAATAAAATAGCTCCTACTACACCATATTCTAGTAAAGTCTTTTCCATAATATCACCTAATCCCTAACACTTTATACCAATGGTTATAATATTCTCTTGCCTCCTTAGTGTGATCTATAATTGCCCTATCTTTATAACCTTCATTTAGAATTTTTTTCTTCCATGAAGTTTCTCCAAATGCTCTCACTGCTGCATAAAATCTTCTTACAGTTCTGTTATCTACTCCTGTTTCTTGCATAATGTATCTAAATATCTTGTCTGCCAAGGTACGATTAATTCCAGTATTGTTATAACAGCTATATAAAAAATCATGCACGACAGCAGCATTAATATACTTCCCATAAGGATTATACAGCCATTGTAAACTCTTAGGGACAGAAGCCCCATCTGTTATAAAAGATTTGGGTACTCTTATCAAGTACCCGTTTATACCATAAACATACTCTTCTAGCAAAATTGCCTTACCATTTGAAATTGGATTCAGGATTAATTTAGTTTTCTCCATCTTCCTCATTTCCTTTGATGTCTATTTTTCTACCAGTACCAAAAACATTAGAAAACTTTTGTAGTGTTGTTTCTATAATATCTACCATTCTTTTTCTACTTAAAAATCTTCTAATCATAATTCTAGTGAAAAATGGAACAGTATTTGTTCTTTCTATTATAAAATTTACTGCTCCATCTAGCTTTTTAAGATTATCTCTATAATTAAAAGAAGTTTCTGCATACACTACTGCATTATCAAAAATTTGCACATACTTCTTTCTGTTATAAACCATATAAGCAACTATTCCAGCAGCTAATGCCATCCAGCACCATTGTTCCCAAGTAAAACTCATAAAAATTGCATACACTTTAAAAAACATACCATAGATAAAATCTTTCATAATTAAACCTCCTAAAATTTATAATTTTGTCTGGGCAGACAATTGTTAATTAATCTTCAATTTGGAAATGTGGACCATCTTTAAATGTTTTCCAGTCTCCACCCCAGGTAATTACATAACCTAATTTTTTTGCAACTCTTTTAATACAGTCAGCAACTTCTTTATAATATTTAAAATCCCATGTTACTTTTCCATCAATCCATACAGCTATATCTACTGCTTTACCTCTTAAATGATAGCTTTTCAAAGTCTTAGATTTTCCTTGTGCAACTAATTCTATTTGTCTTTTCATTGTTCTAATTCCTTCTGTGATTGAAAAATCGTAAGGACTTTCTTTTATAGCTACATTCATTAAGTTTTGTAGTCTTATATCTACTGTTTCAAGTTTTGATTTGCTTCTTTCAGAAAATTTATACATTTTCATCATCTCCTTAAAAAAATGACCTTCTGATAGCCTTTTTAAAACATTTTAAAAGAGGTAGCTATACTAAACTACCTCTAGTTTTTTAATTCCATTCTATTTTTTCTAAATCTTCAACTGTCTTAGCTTTTTCAATTTCAATAAAAATTGCTGTATATTTATTTTGAGCAGTTATAACTTTCAAAATCCATTTAAGATATACTTGATTTATATCTCCTAAACTTATATCAGCTACAGAGTTATCTTGAAGTCTCCATTTTGTATTTAAAGATTTTAAAAATTCTTTTAGTTTTCCTGATTTTATCACATTTTTTAACTTTTCTTCCAAATCTGGAGTAACAGTAATTTCTAAATCACGTAAAGCTTCTTTTAAAATTTCTATGTCTGTTGTTTCTGAAGCTATGTCCAATGCTATTTTTACTCTTATAAAATTTATTTCATCATAATCTCTCGTTTGAAAAACTTTTCCTTTATATTCAAAACTTCCAAATAATTTTTCCAGTAAAATAGCTTGAAACTTATGTTTAAAAGTTTTCTTTACTCCATTCATATCAATATCCCATTCGTGAGAAATTGGATTCCAAGTATGATATGATGTGGGTTGAGGTATAGTTATAAGTTTCTTATTTTCTATGTATTCACCTTGATTTAATTGAACTTCTATTTCTTCTTCAATTAACTCTTGTCTTGTCATTTCTCTTATTGAGTTGGTTGAAGGATCATAGGTTGCATTTTTAAATGCTTCATTTCTTTCAACAACTACATAATCCTTTGGATCTAATTCAGGATAATCTAAAAATAGATTATTATCCATCAAGTTTTTAACTTCGTCGGCTGTTAAATTAACAGTGAATGCGAGTCTCGATTTTTTTCCTTTTGTATAAATATAAAACATAACATCTCTCCTTTCATTTTGTATAGATTTTCAAATTTAT